CGTAACGCCGACTTGATGTACCGCACATACGTCCAGGTTGTTCTCCCAGCAGTCGACCTCACAGCCGGTTCCACCAACTTGAACCGATTCCGATGGCTCAACTACATCGGTCACAGACTGCTCAAGGTCATTGAGCTCGAGATTGGAGGTCAGCGCATTGACCGACAATATGGCGACTGGCTCCAAATCTGGACCCAGCTCTCCCAGGATGCAGGTACCGTTGCAGCCCTCGATGACATGATCGGCAACACCCACGACCTCGTTCTCGTCAAGGACCGACGTGGTTATGCCTTGGATGCCTCTTGCGCTGGTGCTGAGCTCACCAACTCCTGCGCTCCCCGTGCCGGAACACCTGCCAAGACCCTCTACATCCCTCTCCAGTTCTGGTTCTGCCGCAACCCAGGTCTTGCTATTCCATTGATTGCCCTCCAATACCACGAGGTCCGCATCAATGTTGAGTTCGAGCAATGGATCAACTGCACCTATTATGAGTTGACTGGTGCCACTGCACCTGCAACTTCCATCCAGTCCTTGACTGCTGCCTCACTCTACATTGACTACGTCTACTTGGACACTGAGGAGCGACGACGATTCGCCCAACAGACACACGAGTATTTGATTGAGCAGCTCCAGTTCACAGGTGCTGAGTCCATCACCTCCTCTTCCAACAAGATCCAGCTCAACTTCAACCACCCAGTGAAGGAGCTTGTCTGGGTTGTTCAACGAGATTCCTTCGTTGACTGCACACCCAACCAGAACTTCATCCAGGAGGTCAATGGATGCCAGCCATTCAACTACACAGATGACTTTACCACTGAGGGTATCGTCATGGATGTCCTTGCCCGTGGCTCCCTCGGTACAGGCCAGGGCGGTGGAGGTGGTGCTGCGGTTATCCCTACTACCTCTGGCGATGGTCCTTCGGGTCCTTACCTCCCAGGTATCGGTATCGCCATTGGTCCTTCTCTTGGAGGTGCCTCATGGTTGGACTCTGGAGACAATCAAGGCGAAGAGGTCTTTGCAGCCACCACCAACTATCTCCTTGCCAAGGTTATCCTCGATTCAGGCGTCAAGTGCTCTGGCAAGAACCCAGTCGAGGTTGCCAAGCTCCAGCTCAACGGCCAGGACCGATTCACAGAGCGCGAGGGACGATACTTCGACCGCGTTCAGCCTTACCAGCACCACACCCGAACCCCAACGCCTGGTATCAACGTGTATTCCTTCGCCCTCAAGCCAGAGGAGCACCAACCATCCGGCACCTGCAACTTCTCACGTATCGACAAGGCAACCCTTCAGCTCACGGTGTCAGTCAACACAGTCCGATCTGGCCGCACTGCTCAGGTCCGCGTGTATGCAGTCAACTACAACGTGTTGCGTGTGATGTCAGGCATGGGCGGTCTCGCATACTCCAACTAAACGTGATAGTTGAGACTTCATAGTCTAAAATAAATAAGTAACAAGGGGAAACCCACATAATGAACTTGGAACTCCAAAGTCATTATGTGTTAAATATATAATGCGTTTGTCTTTCATTCGTTATCCTGATAAGAAACTAACACCACTACCGCCAACATTTCAACCAGACCCCAAAATTGAAGTAAATCCTCGTCCACCTCCAGGATCCGATTTTTATATTCGTCTTCCTGACGTTAGTGGACTCGGAACATTCTTGCATTATAAAGCATATTTTGACTATTTAATTGAGAACAACCTAGTCCGAACAGTGTATTACACCTTACCTAAGCCAGTACTTCGAAAGGAATATCCAGATGAATACTATGAAGATCTTCGACAGTTTATCACAACGACAAACACATCACGTTGTCAACTTCTTCCTCAACCAGAAGATGACCGATGTCAATATCGAGATCTACGTGGAATATTTGGCATCTATTGTAAGGTAACTCCGAGAGGGAATAACTTTCGTATAGATGCTACTCCTCTTATCAATGAACCATACGTTACATTGAATATGAAAATTTCTGCTATTAATGAACAACAACTGAAAGAACTGATTCCAAGACTCATTGAATGTCTGAAACGATCGAAGTATACACTTGTACTCGTTGGTGAACGAAATGCAACACCTTGTGAAGAATATTGTAGACTTCCAGATCATATCTCTATTTACAAACACGTTGTTCCGTATCTTCACAACTATATTGACAAAACGTATGATGAGACTTATGTCTCAAATAAGATCGAAACTATTGAAGCTAGTGCAACTCTCTATACACACGCGAAGTATAACATCATTATGAACTCATCAGGTGGTCTCACAATGCTCTCCTATTTTGGAAAAATTCTTGGGTTTACAACCGGCCATAGTCCAATTGAAAAAGAGATCGATTTTTCATCATCGCATCTTGCTCATAATTGTAATACGTTCATCGGTCTACTTCAACAATATATCTGCTAGACAATGAGAACTGAATGTATATGGTGCGGGTCAATACAGTTGACAGACATCTTTTCTGAAGATCGGCAAATTCCCGTCGCATCGTACACGACAGAAACTTTGGAAGATGGTGTCTGGATTCCATTGAATGTTCAAAGGTGTGGTCACTGTTTTGCGCATCAAGTGAAAACCCTGGGTGATCCTGCACTTGTATATGGTAAAAACCATGCGTATTCTTACGGCTCTACACTACGAGACATGTGCAATGAGTTCACAGAATTCATCGGAGAACAAGGTTCGGATATTCTCGAACTTGGAGCTGGAAATGGATTTCTAGCAGATATGCTTCTCACAAGACGCCCAGATCGTAACTATACTATCGTTGACCCGTCTTATTTCGGATCGACGGAGAACCGGACGATCGTGCCATGTTTTTTTGAAGATTACATACCGACTTGTACACCAGATACGTTTATGATGTCACACGTCTTCGAACATATCTATTCCCCTCGTAAAGTCCTCGAGTCAATACCTTTATCAGTTGAGACAGTCTTCTTGAACTTTCCTGACTTAGAGAAATATGTCCAGAATGATACGTTTCATGTTCTCAATCCAGAGCATACTTTCTTTGTAGAGAACCAGTTCCTCGTGAAGACGTTCCGTCGCTATGGGTTTGAGTGTGTACGTCAGTCCTCATTTCGTGATCACTCTGTGTTTTTTCATTTTCGTCGAACTTCTCCTTCAGAACCTGACGACTATATCAATCCAAATGCAGACGAATTGATTCGGAACTATTATACATCCATTCAAGCTAAAGTCAACCTTATTCAGTCAACTCCAGGTCAAGTTTATTTATGGCCATGCTCCATGCATACACAGTATATCCTTTCATTTGGTGTAGACAGGACAAAGATCGCAGCTGTACTTGACAACTGTAGTGCCAAACATGGGACTTATTTATACGGATATGGCATCCAATGTCGTCCGTTTGACCCTAAGTTGAATCCTATTCTTCTGGGAGGCTGCTTTACTCGTGAAGTTACATCCTCTCAGTCGATTTCCCTCGAACATAGTACCACTCAAACTTTACCTTCGGAAGTAGCGTGCCTGTCCGCATAAAAGAACACCTATCTTCATTACAAATGCTACATCCGAGAATCCTTCTTGTTCTAACAGGTGATGCGTTTCGTCATGTCAATGGGCGTCCTTACGTTGACCCTGCGAATTTCAATGATCAGAAAACGTGTTCATTTTCCCATCTTCGCTTCTTACAGAGACTTGCACCAGTTGAAGCGGATGTATTTATAAACACATATCAGTTTACCGCTGAATATGATGAAGCTTTAAAATCATGGTATCCAAATCTCATTCGTTACACTGCACACCCAGAGTTTCTAGGCGAGTATAACCTTATAGACAATACGATCGATCAACTGCATGAGGTAGATTTAACAGGATATATGGGAGTTTTGTTCGTACGTATTGATCTATTCTTACGAGAGTATTTCAACTTTGTATTCCGTGATCATGAAGACTCGGTTATATATGCTTACCTCGATTCTAACGAAATATCTGGAGGAAAGGGCCCTTACCCAGGAATTTGCCACAATGTTACGTATGTTCCTAGTTCATTTTTCCCTCTCCTCCTTCAAGGCGTTGTATGGAAACGACACGTGAGTGCAAACCTTCTTGTCAAGTATACGAATAAGATTAAGTTCTATAGCAACACATTCCATTCCTCTAACACTGCTGATGAATGGAATCCACTCTTTGCAATGGCTGGACGTGATGAACCCCAAGTCCTTTGGTGTGGACCCAGTGGAAACCGTAGAGGGAAACGGTTCAATTCGACTACAATGAAGACAGCAACCATCCCAAATGATTTTCGATTTGATTACTTACTCGATCGTGACACTCGTGTAAAGTGGAAGTCTAACCCCGAAGCCCTTGTTGTTCCAAAGAAACGCGTCGTGATTTATGCAAACTGTCAAGGTGATGCGATACAAGGTATACTTGCATATCATTCGGATCTATCAGATGAGTATGACCTCTTTGGAGCTCGTGTTTTGAACAACTATGTGTATATGAACACGAATGCTGGTCTTCCATATGACATTCTAGGAGAAGCTGACCTATTTATTTATCAACCTATTTCAACAGATCGTGGCAAGTATTCAAGTACAGAGTTGTTGAAGACATTGAAACCTGGATGCAAGACAGTGTCATTCCCATACATTTACAACTATGCTTTCTGGGAAGTACTTGCTATGTCAGATGCAGACTATGACATTGGGCCATTTGGAATGAAATATGCCCATCTAAATCAACGAGCTATTACTGATTTACGCGATGCTGGAGTTCCGTTTGAGGAAGTCGAGCGCCGCATTCGATCTGGAACGATGGATTGGAAGTTCGCTGAACGATGGACAACTACTCAGACCATTCTCCGTGAAAAAGAGAAGGAATGCGATGTTAAAGTTGCAGACTTTGTTGAAGCAAACTATCGCGATCACTTATTGTTTTATACTCAGAACCACCCTTCAATGTTCTTTCTCCGATACGTTGCAGAGGAAATCATTAAGACTCTTGGATATAATCCTTCAATTCTTCCAGATGAAACACATCTTATTCAACCTGATTACAATTCAGGACATCAAGTAGTTTCCCCTTACGGTTACGAGATGGGAGTTGCAGCATGGCAATATTTTGGATTTAGGTTTATTGCAAAGCCTAGACCCCATGTAACTGAGACTATCGTTGCAATGTCCCGGTTGATTTACAATGGTGAAGGTATTGAACCTAGATGTGTTTCCACGTCGTAAAGTAGCGATCTGGACTATCTTCTCCAGGTCTTACACGTGCTTCTCCGTACGGAATGTCTAACTGGTATCTAATAATCTCGGCGCAGACTTGGTCATGACGATGACCTCTGCAACGAGGATCTTTACTTTCAGTCTGTTCCTGATTATTCCATTTGCCTTGGAATATACCGTCATCACATGATTGTTTCCATCGTCTAAAGAACTCTTGAGTGATAGGGTTGGTGAAATCGAAGCCCATAAAACATGCATAAATACTTTCATTTGATTCGGCTTCATTTCGAGTAATGTTGAAATAGTCTAGGCATGTATCATTTGCCCATTGTGCAGAGTTCCATCCATCCCTTTGAAGATAGACACCTCGTTCTTCAAGTTCAGGAAATAGACTTTCAATTGGTTGTGTTAAACGTAATACACTGTCACACCAGAAGATCTTCTTATAACCCCATTCCCGTAGTTTTTCGATCGCATAGACCTTGAATGCATATGGATTTTCCTTATGTGTAGGAGACCCAATGTCTTCATACTCTGTAAAGGGAAAGATTGGAATTGTAGGATTATGAGTATGAATGGAGTCTATAAGCGCTAGTTGTTGTTCTTTATACGTTCCAGTTGCAAATGATACAAATGCAGTTTCAGATTGATCTCGTTGGCGACAAGCATCCTCTTGCATTATGATCTTCCAGTTTGGAAGTGTCACTGGTTGAGTAAACATACGGTGAAAGTCTCTGAAACAATACATGTAGATTGGTTTTCCATGAAAGAGACCAAACTTTGCATCCAAAAGATAACATATTCCACCCCATACAGAGTCAATCAAATGGATTTCTTCTGCATGTTGTAGTACACGAATGTAGTCAAAAAATATGTCAGAGGCTTTGTTCAGTTCAATTCTAGGAAGTGTAGTGTCTGGACACACCATGAGATTTAACGCTGGATTGTTATGAACACAAATGTATGGTTTTTGTTTGACAACACGATTATACACTGTTTCTTCAAGGTCTGGATCACGATAGATAAAGAACTTATCAACACGGTCTAAATAAGGTATTCCATAGGCTTCATAGAAAATTCGTTCAAAGGTTACGTCCATCCGCCCATTTTCAAGTTGTTTTCTCTCAAACCTTTGATATGCATTACGATGCGGATCGTTTAATGGTCGTGATCCGTCTAATTGACCCATCAACTCAAACTTTGTAATCTTTAGATGCTGTACGTCTACGACTTTAATACCTAACATATTCAAGTCTAAGTGAGGTGAGTAAATAGGAAATACATTCTTAAGCCCTCGTATGTAGTATTGCATAAGTGGCCAAGCATCCTTCCGAATCAACACAAACAATATTCTGTACTTCTTCGAAAAAATATTGATCATGGGTAGACAGTTCATGATGTCTGTCCAACCCTGATGAAAGTAGAGAAGTGCATTTTCACTCATTGTATAGATAATATACATTTAACTACGTCAAAACTCCACGGAGAGTTCAGTCCATTATCTAAGAAAGCAACTTCTTTGACTTCGACCCATTTTAAACATTGAGGGTCTGATTCGTTCCAAGTCACACCATTCCCAATATTGATTTGAAGTTTGTCATCGACTTCATCTACAATCTCTCCGATTTGAGTACCGACTCGAACTCGTACATACTTGCGGTTAACCGGATGTGTATCGCGAAATTGCGTAAGGTTCGTATGTTTCATGGTGTACAAGAACCGTTGATTGATACGATCAAACTCTGGACTATTGATGGAAACAACCTTGCATTCAGGTTGCGCAAAGACGAGATTACACATTCCACCTCCAATAGCACCTACAATATGAGTCGCATTCGCAAAGTATTGAACCTTTTCAGTCATAGTGAGTTTCTCACAAAAGACTTCTACATACCCTTTTTCCTGAAGACGTTCGACCAGAGTGTCTTCAACCATCATCTTACGACGAGTTGTATAGTTAGTACCCATGTTCGAGGTATCATCATGAATCCATGACCTACGAGACACATAGAACTTCTTTGGAGTTTCAATGGGTGTTTTGAAGGCAGACTCTTTCATCTGTGCATACAGCTTCCAAATGTCTGGATGCGGTGGATCGTTAGACTGACCATCGTGTGTATACGAGTTCGTAACCACCATGACGTCATAACTACATTGAGTGTGTGCAATGACAATGTCTTCTGAGGTGATGCCTAGCAACCTTAAGCAATCGTGAACAAATGGATATTTGATCGATGGACTCACTAAGAGTTTTAGACCTGCAAACTCTGGTGTCTTTCGCAGTTCTAAAAACTCAAGTAGAAGTGGAAGTGAATCATAGAGATAATGAAAGTAGTTATCGGTGTTGTAGAGGAAGAAAAACACCTTTCCAGGATAGTTTCGTAGTATCGGAGCATCCTCTACAAATGGAACGTCAGTGGTTGAGACTCCGGTTGAAAGTGTCAGTTCATTCACAGGTTGAATACGTTGATCGCCTGTTCGAATGAGTGCAGTTGGATAGGAAGTGCCTGTAAGAACAGCATTCTCAAAACACCACCGCCCTCTTCCTCGATTAGGCAGTCCTTGACATACTTTCATTTTCATACCAATCGCGTTAGATGCGTAAATGGTTCAGATTATCCTTCCTATGACAGGTCTTGGAAAGCGGTTCAAAGAAGCCGGTTATACCGATCCAAAACCCTTGATTGATGTAGACGGTAAACCCATGATCGAACATGTAGTCGGTCTATTCCCAGGTGAAACAAACGTCCTTGCCATTTGCAACTCAGATCATCTGTTAGAAACCAATATGAGATCTGAACTCACGCGCATATGTCCTACGGCTACGATTCTCAGCGTTCCGTATCGTGGTAAAGGACCCGTCGATACGCTCTTGTACGTAGATAACTTTATCTCCGATGAAGAGGAAGTGATTGTTTCGTATTGTGATTATGGAACCGAATGGGATTATCTACGATTTCTAGAGGAAGCTCGTGCTAACAAGGCAGATGGATCGATTGCATGTTATCGAGGTTTCCATCCTCATCATCTAGGACCGGATTGTTACGCATATGTTCAAGAAACGGACGGTTGGGCAACTGCAATTCAAGAGAAGAAACCCTTTACCGAAAACAAGCTCAATGAGTTTGCCTCCAATGGAACATACTACTTTCGATCTGGAAAGATACTGAAAGACTATGCATGGAAACTAGTTGAGTCTGGTGAAACCATTCGAGGTGAGTTCTATGTTAGTATGATCTATAACCACATGCTTACAGCAGGACTTACTGTGCGAGTGTTTGAAGTTGAACGAATGCTTCAATGGGGAACACCCTTAGACCTTCAAACCTATCAAATGTGGCATGGTTGTTTTCAGCAACCTCCTCAACTTGTATTCGAAGCACCTGGACTTACAATACTTCCTATGGCAGGTCGCGGAAGTCGGTTTGCTGTCGAAGGGTATACAACTCCCAAACCATTTTTACCTATTCGCGGAAGTCCTATGGTCCAAGCTGCATTGAATTGTCTTCCACTCACAGAGGAAGTGAGGGTGATTACATTAGAAGACCACCCAGATGTCTCACAGTATCTACCGAGTGCGAAGATTTATAAACTCAATGAGGTCACCAATGGACAAGCGACTACCTGTATGACAGCGTTAACCGATGTATCGGATGAAACTCCTATCACCATTACTGCATGTGATAATGGTGCACTGTATGATGCTACAAAGCTTCAAAAACTCATGGACGATCCGTCGATTGATGTTATCGTATGGTCGTTTCATAATCATCCTAGTAGCAAACTCTATCCTCATATGTATGCATGGTTAGACGTGGACGAAACGATGCGATTGAAAGACGTTTCAATTAAGAAACCCTTTGCAGATCGACCCAATACACATGCGATTATTGGAACTATGTTCTTCCGACGCACATCCGACTTCAAAACTGCATATGCTCATTGTGTTGAACATGAGTTGCGAACTAATGGAGAGTATTACGTAGACAACCTATTAAAACCACTTGTTGATTTAGGAAAGAAAGTGGTTGTGTTTCCAGTGGACTATTACCTTTGCTGGGGAACTCCAAACGATTACAAGACGTTTACGTATTGGCAGGAGCATTTCAATCATGATCGTGTGTAAACATCGAATAAATACATTAGACCCAACTGATTCGTCTTTGGGAATTGAGTTTGATGTACGAGAAGGTCCTGGAGGCACAATCCTTGTGACTCATGATCCATGGACTTCGGGTCCAGAACTGGCTACCTTTTTAGCAGCTCATCGACATACCTTTTACATTGTCAATATCAAGTGTGAAGGCATTGAATATGAGGTTTTGAGACTGCTTAAGGATGCGAACATTGAAAACTTCTTCTTATTAGATTGTTCCTTTCCGATGATTCACAAGTTATCCCTCAAAGGGGAAACTCGTCTTGCTCTACGGTTCTCTGAATACGAAGAGTTTCGTCGTATGCAGGGACGCGCACAATGGGTTTGGGTTGATGTGTTTAGTCGTATTCCACTTGGACCCAAAGACTGCGATGAACTCCATGCGTTAGGGTATAAACTCTGTTTAGTCTCTCCTGAACTTCAGCAACAACCTGAAAAACTCGAAACGTACAAACAAGTACTCGAAGGACACCTAGATATGGTGTGTACTAAGTTCCCTGAGAAATGGTCTTTCGATACTTCTCAGCTGGCCAGTGTAGAATTGCAGCCACTTCCATCTCTGTAAGAGTATGTTTACACTGTTCTACAACTTCGCAATAGGATCGAAGCACTTCTAAGGTTCCAATACATGCCTGTTTGGTAGGAGCACGAATGAAGATGAAGTCACCTTCGATAAATACAGAGTCGTATAAGAAGAGCGCAATATCTGGAGTTAACTTCCGAATATTATGCTTTTTCAAAATAGGAAGATAGACTTGAGTTTCTGCACTAGAGACCTTGTAAATAAAGAAGTCTGGATATTCATATTGTAAGTTCCAATACAGATCTAATGACACATACTTTGGAGACCGAAACCCCTCGTAGGTTTCATGTGCAGTGTACAAGAGCGTATCAAGTGTATCGGATGTGAAAATAACACCATGGTTCTTAAGGTAGACTACAGGTTCACCCTTCCACTGTTTATAGACCTCCCGACTCAACTCAAATCCAGGTTTTGCGTAGGCAACACCTTCAGGACAAGGACCGCATAAATAAGGTAACAGCGCAGTTGGATGAATATGAACTGTATATTTTTTCATAAACGAATGAAAGTAGACTTCCAAGGAAGGTTTTCCACTTGTGACCGTACAGTCTTCAAGAGAAGCTTCAACGTCCATCGACATAGCCTGTTGTATTTGCGCATGGTTGACAATACAATGACCTTTCTCACGAGTAACCTCTGCCAATGAAACTCCAGAAGCCTTGATCAAACTATACGTATCATCCAACTTCACTGAAATGTTACCACCACCCGCTTGTGCTAGCTCATCCAGATGTCCGAAGGCTCTACACAAACGAAGGAACTCATCCATGTTTAGTATAAAGAGCACGCAAGATTGTAAATTGAATTACGCCATCGTATCCAGGTTTAGCTTCAATCTGTGGCAAGTCCAATGACCAAACACATTCACAGATTTGTTTACAGAGATCTACAGTAGGATCTCGAAACGTGACTTGTCCATGTGAATATTCACCGGGTAGTCCAACAAGCATTTCACGATGAGGGGATATAAGTGTGAGACTTGTATCATGGAAACGAATCACAAGATCTGCATGCTCTCGTTGGGGGGAGATATGTGTCTCGTAGTCAGATCGTCTAGACTCAATTTTTGCAAGAACACTCTGAGTATCGTGTCCACGTTCTTGAGTGTCTCGTTGAAGTTTCCATTGGGTCTTTAGTTCTTCTGAGGTGTCTACATAGATCTTGAGATCGGATAGACTACGCAGTTGTTTGGAGTACAATGTATGAAGACCGCATAAAAGGATGTTTTCCTTAGGTTCAATCGACGTAGGAGGTGTAAACTTTCCTGTTGAATGATCATAGTCTACAGTTACGACTGTATTACCGAGTTTTAGATTGAAGGTATCATCCTCCATTTTTTCCAAATAGTTTGCTTGAGGGTGAAGATGTGTGGTTGTATTCCAATGAGTATCCCCTCGTTCCCACTTATGATAACGATCCGTTTCAAACTCCAATACCTTGTCAAACAAAAAGATAGGCCGAATCAACTTACATAACGTAGACTTACCTGATCCTGAATCCCCTGCAATTGCAATAACCTTTGCAGTCGAAAGAACTAGTTTATAGTTGATAGGTATACGTTTGACTGGAATCCCCTCAAGTCGTGTTGCAAGAATGGATTCGGATGTATCGTTTGAATACTTATGAACAATGTCAAAGGTTTTACAGTAATGGTTCATGATTTGGTAAGGTCCTATCGCAAGCTGATCATTGATACCATCTCGGTCACTTCCTAATGGGATCACAAGTGAAGTATACTTTTGTACTATAGACTCAATGTCTAATGGTTTCTCTAGACAAATATCGGGTCTGATCCTTACATAGGTTTGGTAGGTTTTAGGAACACTTTGCCATAAACGATTGAGTTTATACCATTGTTTATAGATGTTTCGTTGTCGTTCGTCTTTGTAAAGGTCTGGGACCTGAGTTGCAGGTTCAATGAGTAATACTTTGACTCTGGGTTCTTCGTACAATGAACGTAATGCTTGAACGTTGAGATAGGTGTCTTCATCATCTTTAGAGACATATACAGCTAAATCATAGTTGCCAAGACGGTTTTTATTTTCACGAAAGGTTCGGAGTGAACCTGAAACAAGAAGAAGTGTTGTCATTGTTGTAATGAAGGTATTCTCCTTTTGTATTTATAACTCGTATAACGCATTATACTATCAAGGGCTTTTAGAGAATATTGCACTTATTAAGACATACTATCCAGACTGGAGTGTCTTTCTCTATATTGGAAACGATGTTCCTGAGGATTTTGTGAGTTCTCTCTCTGGAGTCATTGTTCGATACACATATGAACAGGGTCCTATTAATATGATCTACCGCTTTTTGGCAATTGAAGAACCTGGCGTTGAACTTATGATGGTTCGTGATGCAGATAGCCGTATCCATTGGAAAGATCGATGGGCGATTGATGAGTTTGTAAAATCACCCTATTTAGCCCATACAATCCGAGATAACCCTGTTCATTGTATTCCAATGCTTGGAGGACTGTGGGGTCTTAAACGGTTCCAAAACATCCCAGTACTCATGTGTTTTGAACATTGGAAAGAACAACAAGAGAACATTAATGGGATTGGAAAAGATCAAACGTTCTTGAACTTGTATGTTTGGCCTCGAGTGAAGCATTCATTGTTAGTCCATACAAGTATTTCATATAACTCAGATACAGATGTTATTGTTCGGTTTCCATTTCAGTATACGAATGATATCTATTGTGGACGGGTAGAGAATATTGGATACGTAGAACCTCCATATATTGCCGTGCAAAGTCCCAAACGTATTTTCACATCCATCTTAAATAAGAGATAATGGACATTAGTATTCTCATACCAACACTTCATCCACGTCAACACCTGTTTGAAGAAGTCCTTAGAGAAGTTAATAAACAAATCCGAGAGAACCCTGAGATCCGAGTAGAAGTTCTATGGGAATCGGATAACGGAGAACTTACATTAGGACAAAAACGCAATGTGCTTATGGACCGGTGTTCTGGAAAATACCATTGTTTCATTGACGATGATGATGTCCTTGCACCTTACTTCCTCAAGACGTTTGTTCCTATGATCCAGAGTAAAATTGACTATGAGTGTGCGTCATTTGTAGGGGCTCATTACGTAAAGGGTAAATTCAATAAGCTATTCCATCATTCACTTGATTTTCCTGAATGGTATGAAAAACCTGACCGATTTATTCGAAGCGTGTCTCCTATGAATCTAATTCGTACATCGATCGTCAGACAGGTTCGATATGCAGATATTCGCAATACAGAAGACCATGAGTTTTCGAAACGTTTGATGGCATCTGGATTATTGAAGACAGAGTTTAAGATCGATCCTAATCGTCCAATCTACCACTATATCGATGGAGTGAAAGAAGATCGTGAACAGTGGAAACATTCATGGAGTGGAGACATGCTCACTTTGTATAAGCCATTCCCTATAAGTGCGTTTCAAATAAATGCTAGTACAGTATCTGGAAATGTAGTCTATCCATTCCTCAAATTATCTCGTTCATAGAACAAATGACAACTGGTTCACGAGCACAAGTGATGCATGGCACAGCCGATAAGACCCCAGGTGGACTCACTAAGAGCGACCTCAAATACAACAAGGCAGGACGCATTGTCTCGCGTAAGAAGTCCATGAAGGCCAAGAAGGAGAACCGATTGGTCAAACTTGGATTCAAGACACGTAAGGGTAAGTTTGGATTAGTTAAGAAGGGTAAGAAGGGTGGATCGGACGAATAGGTTTCTCGATATAGATAGTTGTTTCGGTATTATATTGTGTTTCAGTTTTAAACGTTTCGTATGTGTAGGATACGTTATGCTTTTCGAAAATAGATTCGAGTTCCTTCATGGAAAATGATATATCGGGTACATCACCGTATCCTGGATTGGTTGTTATGACGGTTGTCTTTTCAGTTAGTGGGGTGAACAAAATCAAACACATTCGCTTTGAAAACGATTCAAGTGCATTTTCAAGAATAACCTTCCAATCATAGTTATGTTCGAGAACGTGTCGCATGAATATACCCTCAACAGAACTTCGATACTTCACAAGATCTACCTTCTTAGTGAGGAAGGGTGTATCGGATCCATCGATTCCAATATACTGAGACTTGCAGAATCGACGAAACCAACCTGCTCCGCACCCCCAATCTTCAACTGTTGAACAGTTGTGAAGCCAATCTGATCCGAGTCGGTACGTTATAGTATCTCCATATGGCTCTGGAACTACTAAGTTCTTATAAGGTGTATTCCACTTATTCATTTGTAAAGTATAAATACATAGGTTTAAATGTCTTTTATCCGCACCACTGGTCTTCTATCCTTACACGGGACGACGACTGAAATACTATTTATCTTGATAGAGTAATGGAACCTGGCACAGCCGCAATACTCACTCTTAGCGCCATCACTGGTATTTCCGGATATGGCGCTATGAAGCTCAACGCCAAAGCCAAAGCCGGTATCGATGAGCTAATCAAAGCGGCAACTGAAGACGCTAATGCATTGATTGCGTCTGCACGAAAGGCTAGACTCGATGCAGAACGGGAACGCAACAAGAAACAAGAGGAAATCGAAAGACTCAAGTCTGAGATTATCAAGATGGAAACCGCTAAACAGCAGTTACTCGATGAGAAGGTTGTGTTGACCAAAAAACTCGAATCTGCCACTGAACTTGAAAAGACCTATCGCGAGTTGAGTCCTGAAGTCTTCAAACAAGCCATCATGGATTTCAAGTCCAATAAACGAATCGAGAAACTCGGTCATCCAGAGTTTTTCGATCCACTTTTATCGCGATTCTCTGTGAATCGTGGAACAGCTCAATCCCTCTATACGAAGTTTAAAAATGCCGTCACTGTGATGATGCTCAAGGAAGACTTCGATTTACTCCTTCTTAGAGCTCTGAAGAATGGTAAGAGTTCCTTGGAAAAACGACAAAAGAAGGAGGCAGAAGAAGCCCAAGCGGCAAAAACCAAGTCAGAAGCAGAAGCAAAAGCTAAGGCAGAAGCAAAGGCCAAAGTTGCTACAGATGCCCAAGCGTTACGACAAGCTGAAGCAGAAGCAGCCGCCGCTAAAAAGAAGGCAGATCAAGAAACCGCGTTGAAGAATGCAAGAGAAAGGGTAGCTGCACGAGACGCTGCTATCGAGAAGGCTGCCAAAGATAGGGCAGCAGCAGAAGCATTTGTAAAAAAGACGGCAGCAGACACCAAGGTTGCCAAAGAGAAGGCAGCTCAAGAAAAGGGTGCATTGACACTACGAAAACCTACAGGTGGAATGCGGAAAAAGAAGTTAAGGACGCGCCGAGGGGTAAAACAAAATGTCAGACGAACTCGTCGTAGCCAAAACCGTCCAAACCGCACCGATACGTACTCTAGCCGAAGGACTGAAGTCGATGCTAGTGGAGATGAGTTTGGTCTTTGATAAGGATGGAGTTCGAATGATTGCAATGGACAATACCCGAACAGTGTTGACTCATATGCGGTTGTATGCGAACAAGTTCGAACATTACGAATACAATCACACCTCTCCGCGTTTGGATGTGGGATTGAATACGGATCATTTCTATCGTGTTGTGAAGACGGTGACGAATGACGATACGATTACCTTCAGTGTCTCCAAAGCAGAGAGCAATCACTTGACGATTACCTTGGAGAACGGAGAGAAGAAGCGATTGGTTAAATACAGGTTGAAC